GGCTTTGAGGGAACGCAGTTCGACGAGAATATGGCGGCGCATAAGCCGATCATCAAAGTCGATCTCTCTCGGTATTTTCGCCAAGGCGTGACTTACGATCTCGTGCTCTGCTTAGAAGTCGCGGAGCATATCCCGGCGGAGCGCGAGGCGTGTTTTCTGGACAACGTCGCGGCGTTCGTCGGCGATTGGCTGATCTTCTCTTGGGCGCTCCCGGGGCAAGGTGGATTAGGGCACGTAAACGAGCGCTCGAACTTTTACGCGATCGAGCAATTAAACTCGCGCGGCTTTGAACTTCGCGCCGAGCCGACTGAGCATTTTAGAACGGCGGCGACGTTTCCTTATTTCAAACAAACACTTTTAGTTTTTGAGCAAATGCAATGAGCGGGCGCATAGGTAAACCATGCCGGGAGCCGCGATGCGCAGAGCTTGCGCGAGACGGCTTTCACTATTGCGAGAAACACGCCGCGCAAGAGGTGACGGGCGCTTTTCTGCGCAAGACAAAGCAACGGCTTGCGCTTTACAACTCCGCCGCTTGGAAGCGCACGAGAGCGGCCAAGTTGGCGCGTGATCCCGTTTGCGAAGTATGCAAGCGCGCGGCTGCAACGCAGATACACCATAAGGCAACGGCACGAGAGACGCCGGAGCTCTCGTATAGTCTGGACAATCTTGAATCGATCTGCGCGCGTTGTCACGCGAAAGAGAGCGCGCGGGAGTCAAGGAAATAACGGACCATGATTTTAATTGTCAGAACAAGGAGACGGGTCGAGCCGCTTGAACTCGATGAGCTTCGTTACATCGAAGTGTCGACGCTCGATGACTTGCTTAAGGTTGTTCACGAATACGGCGCGCTTGAGATCTTAGGACTGATTAAAGAGGGGCAAACGGATGACGGCGATCATTAAGCAAGACGCAGCGCCGATCATTTGGCCGCCGCTCGAAGATAGTCGGCTCGTGTATTACGACTCGATGACCGCGCTTTATTGTTGCGATTATCAAGAGATCTTGCTCGACTTGCCGATCGTCGATCACATCATAACCGATCCACCATATACCGAGCGGGTGCATAAGAACGCGCGCACGACCGAGGGGACGCGTCGACGAGATGCGCCGTATGATGCGAGACGGATCGAGTTCGGCTTTGAGCCGCTCCTCGACGTTGCTGATCTCGTTGCGCAATTGTTGCCGCGTTGTCGTCGATGGTTGCTCGCGTTTTGCGCGTTCGAGCATTTTGGCGAATACGCAGCCGCGGGCGGCGACTCATGGGTCCGTGGTTGCTTGTGGGTTCCTCCGAATCGCTCGCCGCAGTTCACGGGCGATCGACCGGCTCAGCCGGGCGACGGGATCGCTTGCTTGCATGCTCCCGGGCGCAAGCGGTGGAACGGTCGCGGCAAGCGCGGGCTTTACACGACGACAAGCGAGCGCTCGTATCGAGTGCATCCGACCGAGAAGCCGCTCCGCCTCATGTCCGCGCTCGTCGGCGACTTCACCGATCCGGGCGAGACGATACTCGATCCGTTTGCCGGCTCAGGTTCGACGCTTGCCGCCGCCAAACAACGCAGCCGCCGGGCGATCGGCATCGAGCGCGAGGCGAAGTACTGCGCCGCCGCAGTCGAGCGGCTGCGGCAAGAGAGCTTTGCTTTCGGCTGAGCTCCCGGGTGATCGAGCGCGCGGGCTGCGCCGGCAGCCGCCGGCCGCGAGCGAGCGCGCGCGCAACCACGCGAAACCATTCGCGATTTGGGTTTCGTGCATAGGGGGCCGAAATCATTGGATATTTTCCCGGCGGCGACCGCCGGCTTAGCAACGACGCTCCCCGGGAGGGTATTTCCGCGGGGGGTAAACGGTTATAGACCGCCGGCGCGCAGCCGAGCGGCTGCGGCCGCGAAAACTTAGGACAGTGGGGGGTCTGTCCTAAACTCAACTTGCCATCTTGACGTACGCCGCAGATCGCGCAGGGTGATCGCGTGGAGCGTGAAACGATTACGATCGACGGCGTCGAATATATTCAAATCGGCGATCGCCTTATGCCGATCAACGATCACGGCGAGATCCAAGCAACGGCCGAGGAGATCCCAAACGCGAACGGCGGCGTCGACGTGATCGTTCACGTTCCTTTTCTTCAACTTTCCGGAAAGTCTCAAGGGTAAAATAAAATGGCAAGTGGCATTTACAACAGATTCAAAGCGAATCTAATGAACAAGGTCGTCGATCTCGAAGCGGACACGATCAACGTTGCGCTTTACAACGACTCTCACGCGTTCACGGCGGCCGATACGGATTACACAACCACAAATGAGCTCGCGACCGCGGGCGGCTATACACAGGGCGGCGCGGCGCTTGCGGATAAAGCCGTTACTGAGGCGGCAACAACGAAATGGGACGCGACCGATCTCGCCTGGACTTCAGCAACGTTCACCGCTTATCATGCGGTAATTTATGATATAACGGCGGGAAATGATCTGATCGCCTCGATCGATTTCGGCGGCGCGAAGACCGTCTCGGCCGGCACGTTTACGATCGTTTGGGCCGGTGCCGGGATCATCACGCTTGCATAACAGGAGCGCGAGCCGATGGCATTAACAGAGGCGCAACGAAACGAAGTCAAGAAAGAGTTCATTGACGATAGTTTGATCGCGTCTTGGGTGAGGCTCAATGAATCCGCGGCCGCCGACGATGCTCTCTCGGCGGCGATCTTAGCGGCGGATCAATGGGTCGAGGCGAATCAGGCATCTTACAACGCCGCGCTTCCGGCCGCGTTTCGCAACAATTCAAGCATAAGACAAAAAGCGGCATTGCTTTTTTACACGGTGCGAAAGCGTTTGCAGACAAGTTGATCGTCGGCGGATGAGTAGGTTCGATAAAAATGAACGTGCGCGTTATTTATGCCGATCTCTCCGAGTGGATCGGCGACTCGGCCGATTGGGGCGTTTCGCCGGATCGCGGGATCTTAATTGTTGAGGTTTATTTAAATCCGCCTTATAGAATTCGGCTCGAAGGTGCCGACGATTACGGCATGAAGGAGACGGCCGGATCTCTCATGCTCGGATTGCGGACGCTCGACGAATCCGCGCCGGCGTGGATCTACCACATCGACAAAGCGACGCGGCGCGATTTAATTAATCCAACGTGTAACGATTCCTATCCGCAGTGCTTGATCAACCGCGTCGGCGTCGATGTCTCTAATGACATTTACAGCGCGGCGCAGGTTCGCGCGTCGACATGGGAGCATCTCGGATAAGCTATGTCGACGTTTAACCAAACAGACACAAACACGACGCACGGCGTCGTTGCGATGTGCTCCGGATCGACGACGTCGACCGCTTACGGCGACACGCAGATCAGCACGAGCGACGCGGCCGGCACGGGTTACGAGACGATCACGCTCGTTAAGGGAACCACGGCGATCGGCTGCGCGTTCGAAAGTAAATCGGGGCAGCCGGGAATCACGGCATGGGCCGCCGGAACTTATACCGTTAACATAAACGTCACGACCGCGAACGCGGATGTCTTCTGGGAACATACTTACGTTTGCCGTTGTAACAGCTCCGGCGTGAATCAAGAAACGATCGGATCAACGACATCTCAACACACTAGCTGCGGGACGACCGGAACGAAATCGATGAGCGTGACCGGCGCGGCGACGACCGCGAGCGCGACGGATCGGCTTTATATCGTTTGCGTGTTTCAGAACACGAAGTCGACCGCGTCGCGAACGATCGGATATCAGAACAGCTTGACCGTTGTCACGCCGCTGGGCAATCAAACGGCAACGATCGCCGCGGCCGAGGCGTTGACCGCGGCGGTGCAAGCGCCGACAGTCGTCATCGGTCAAACGGTCTTGCCGGATGCGCTCGCCTTGACCGGGACGCTACAAGCGCCGAGCGTCACGCTTTCGAGCTCAGTTTCTCCGGATGCGCTCGCGTTGACCGGGACGCTACAAGCGCCGACCGTCACGGTCGGCGTCTCGGAGCGCGTCCGGTATGTTAACACGGGATCGGCCGGCGGCGACGGGACGACGAACGAGCTCAGCGGAACTCATGCGGCTTACGCGACACTTCAGGCGGCGTTAACTGGCGAGGCGGCGAATCTCGTTACTGATAACGTTTACCTAACGATCTATTGCGAGGGAACAACGGAGGATGAGGGTGGATCAACGTCGATCGCGGCCGACGTTACCGGATTCACGACCAACGAGACGCATACGATCACGATCAAGACGACGGCGGCGAATCGACACGCGGGCAAATGGAGCGAGACCAAGTACAGACTCCATGCCGGCATCGTCGGGATAAAGATCCAAAATTCTTTTGTCACGCTCGACGGTCTGCAAATATTCGCCGGGCATCGAGCCGACGACAACAGTTTACATGCCGTTTCCATCTTAACGGCGGTGAGCACGATCACGGTCAAGAACTGTCTAATTAAATTAGATCTCGCGAACGTTGTCACTTATGGAACCGGATCTTATGCCATCAACTGCGCAACCGATGCGACTACGCCGCGCTATCTCTGGAATAATATTATTTACGATTACGCAAAAACGACGAACGCCGGCATTTATTCGCCTTATAACACGGGCCACACGTACGCATATCATAACACGATCGAAAATTGCACGACCGGGATCATCGCCGGCTTTGAGCATCTGATCGCGAAAAATAATCTAGTCACTAATTGCACGACGGGATTCTCGGGAGATTTCGATTCTTCCTCGAACTACAACGTAACGACGAGCTCGACCGCTCCCGGGGGCAACTCGAAAACGAGTCAAACGATTACATACGCCGACGCGGACAACGACGATTTTCACACGACGGACACGGATGTTCAAGTCGCGAATTGTCTTTACGCGGATGCGGCGATCGCTGTAACAACCGACATCGACGGCGTCGCGAGACCGTCGAGCGGGAACGTATGCGCCGGCGCGGATGAGGCGGGCGGAGATCAAACGGCTAATCCGGATGCGCTCACGTTGACCGGGACGGCGCAAGCGCCGAGTGTTACGCTCTCAAGCTCGGTCACGGCGACCGTGCTCGAACTCACGGCCGCGGCTCCGGCTCCGGCCGTCACTCGGACCGAGAGCGCTTCGCCGGTCGCGCTCGAATTGACCGCGACGCTCCCGGCTCCCGGCGTTACGCTCTCAAGCTCGGTCTCTCCGGCCGCTCTCGAACTCACGGCGGCGCAGCTCGCGCCGGGCATTTCCCGGACCGAGACGGCGCAGCCGGTCGCGCTTGAGCTTACGGCAAGCGTTGAAGCGCCGGCGGTGACACTGTCGAGCTCGGTTTCTCCGGCTGCGCTCGAACTCGCCGGGACGGTGCAAGCTCCGGCGGTGACGCGGACCGAGAGCGCTTCGCCGGCTGCGCTCGAACTAACCGCAGTGCTCCCGGCTCCGGCTGCGGCTTATGATTACGCGCTCTCGGTCGCGGCTTTAGAACTCGCGCTCGCGGCTCCGGCTCCGCTTGCCGGCGCAGGGATCGCCGTATCGCCGGCGAGCGTTGATCTCTCGATCGCGGTCGAAGCGCCGGCCGTTACGTTGTCGAGTTCGGTCACGCCGGCCGCCGTTGAGCTTGCTCTTGCTGCGCCGGCTCCCGGTGTTAGCCGAACGGAGAGCGCGCAGCCGGCCGCGCTTGAATTAACCGCCGCCGCGCAAGCTCCGGCGGTGACGCGGAGCGAGAGCGCGCAGCCGGGCGAGCTTGCGCTCGTGCTCGCGGCTCCGGCTCCGTCGATTTCGGCCGGCGCGTCGAGCTCCGTTTTCCCGGATGCGCTCGCGCTCTCCGGGAGCGTTCAGGCTCCGGCCGTCTCAAGATCCGAGAGCGCGCAGCCGGCCGCGCTTGAGCTCACGGCCGCGGCTCCGGCTCCGGCCGTCTCGATCGGCGCGTCGATTTCTGTTTTTCCGGCCGCTCTCAGTCTCGCGGCGGAGCTCGCGGCTCCTCTCACGACGTACGATTGCGCTCAGGTCGTCGCGGCGCTCTCTCTCGCCGCAACGTTGCCGACGAGCTCCGTCGCTCTTTCGATGTCCGTTTCTCCGGCCGCGGTCGCGCTCGTTGCGACGCTCCCGGCCGCGGTCGCGGTCACTGCGCAAACGGTCGAGCCGGCGGCGCTCGAACTAACCGCGACGCTCCCGGCGATCACGTTCACGGGCGACGCTGAGATCGCGCCGGCGGCGCTTGCGCTCGTGGTCGCGCTCCCGGCCGCGGAGATGGGCGGCGTCGGTTACGACGAAATGACGCGCGAGCTTGTCGCGGTCGAGGTGAGCGGGGCCGATTATCGAGCGGCGGTCGACGACGGCGCAGTCGCGGCCGCTATGGTGCAAGGAACGAAATACAAGGCGATATTGTCATGAGCTCAACGAAATTCGAGAACATAGATCTTTCGTGCTACCGGGGCGACTCGGAAACGTACACTTACACGATCACGACTGCGGCCGGCGTTGCGGTGAACTTGTCGACTTACACGATCTCCGCGAAGCTCAGGAGAGATCCGGACGCGACGACGGCCGACGCAACGATCTCGATCGCGGACACATCGCCGTCGAGTTTCTCGACCGGGATCGTTTGCTTAATGCTCCCGGCCGTGACGACCGCGGCGCTTTCCGGAACTTACTGGTATGACATCGAGGCGACGAAGATCGGATCGACGATCACTCTCGCGAGAGGAAAGCTCGTCGTCACTCCCGATGTCACTCGAACTTAAAGGAGGATCGAAACATGGGACGCAGAGGGCCACCAAAAAAACCGACCGCGCTCAAAGTATTGCAGGGAATACCGGGCGGAAAGAGCAAGCTCGTAAAGAACGAGCCGCAGCCGAAGAAAGTCAAACAAGCCGCGCCGCCGTATCAGCTCAATGAGCGCGAGCTCAAAATCTGGCAAGAGATCACGCCGCAGCTCGAAGCGGTCGGCTTGTTGACCGGGATCGACTTGCAAGCGCTCGCGCGTTATGTAACGGCGCTGGATCAATACTTGACCGCGAAAGCGTTCGTCGACGCGGCCGGCTCGTTTTACTATGAGATTTATTTCGCGCGGACGAAATCGGAGATCGCCGAGGGCAAGCCGGCGCGCGTGAAGTATCGGCAAGTATATCCGGAAGTCGGGATCATGCGCGCGCTTTCGAAAGAGCTCCGCTCTTTAGAGCGAGAGTTCGGCATGACGCCGGCGGCTCGCGCAGGGATCTCCGTTGACGGCGATCCGCCGCGCGCAAGCGACACGACCGACGCGCTCTTATACGGCGAGACTTGATGGACAAATGGAAGCCGAAATATCGCGACGTTCCAACTTGCCGGCTGGTAAGGCTCTCGCGAGAGCGGCAACGCCGTGATCTCGAACGGGCCGCAGCCGGCGATCCGGAGTTCCCCTTTTTTTTCGACGAGAAAGAAGCGGATCGCGCCGTCGCGTTTTTCCGGATGCTGCGTCATGTCGATGGCGAGTGGTACGGCAAGCGCTTTATACTTGCCGATTGGCAAGAGTTCGACATAATTCGGCCGCTCTTTGGATGGCGGCGGGTCGGCACGAAGATCCGCCGCTTTCGCTCCGCGTATATCGAAGTTGCGCGCAAGAATGGCAAGTCTCCGCTTGCGGCCGGGATCTCCGCTTTTTGTTTCTTGGCTGATCACGAGTTCGGCGGCTTTAGCGTTGCCGCCGCGACCAAAGAGGAGCAAGCGCGGATTGTTTGGAATTACGCGCGCAAGATGATCGAAGCGTCTCCGGAGCTCCGCAAGCATATCAAGACTTTCAAGCGCTCGCTCTTTTGTTCGCGGCTCGGCTCCTCGTTTGTTCCCCTGGGCGGCGACTCTAAGACGCAAGATGGGCCGTCGATTCACTCCGGGGTAATCGACGAATATCACGCGCACAAGACGCCGGACATGTACAACGTTGTTGCGAGCGGCCGAGGAGCTCGCCGGCAACCGTTGCTTGTTGCGATTACGACCGCCGGGAGCGGTCAACACTCGCCTTGCCATAAAGAGCACGATCTCGCGGTGCGGATCATCGAGGGCGTTCTCGCAAATGAGGAGTATTTTGCTTATATCGCGACCGTCGACGACGAAACGAAATGGCAAGAGCGCGAGGAGTGGTTAAAGGCGAATCCGAACTTTGGGATCTCCGTTTACGAGAAAGGATTCGAGAGCGACTTTCTCGAAGCTCAGCAAGCGATCGACAAACAAAACGAATTCAAGCGCAAGCGGTTAAACATTTGGACTGAGCAAGTCACGCGCTGGCTCCCGATCGAGGCGATCAACCGATGCGGCGGCGCGATCGATCTCGCGAGTTTGCGCGGCAAGCGTTGCTTTGCGGGGCTCGATCTCGGCATAACGCGCGACGTCTCGGCGCTTATCTTGGCTTTTCAGGTCGGCACGTTTAAGCGCGAGGAGACCGGCGAGGAGCTTCCGCTTGTGCAGCTCGTCGGCCGGTATTGGGTGCCGCAAGACTCCGTTGAGCAACGTTACCAAATCGACGGCGTCAATTATCCGGCTTGGATCGCGCAGGGGTGGATCAGCGCAACGCCGGGAGCGTCGACGCGTTACGACATGATCCGGCGCGATCTCAATTTGCTTGCGCAGGAATACGAGATCGCCGAGATCGCCGTCGACCGCGCGCATGCACATCAATTAATGGTCGAGCTCGCCGACGACGGCTTTACCGTCGTGAAACACGCGCAAACGTTTCTTGCCATGAATTACCCGTGCCGCGCGCTTGAGGAGCTCATCATCGAGCGTCGGTTGCGGCACGGCGACGATCCTGTTTTGACTTGGATGTTCTCGAACGTTGCCGTCTCGCGCGACTCGCAAGAAAATATGAAGATCGAGAAAGCGAAAAGCGGCGACCGGGTCGACGGCGTTGTGGCCGCGGCGATGGCGGTCGGCCGGCTGCTCATTGCTCCGGAGCCGGTCAACTTTATTTACAACTCGCGCGGCTTATATGTAGCTTAGCAATGAATAATGGGGAGTAAACGATCGTGTTCGGATCAAAGTGGTTTACCACAAAAAAGAAAAGCGAACTCCGCGAACTCGACCGCAACGCGCCGACCGATCCGCTTGCGGATTGGTGGTATAACATGATCACGGCGCGCGGTTCGACGGGCGGTCAAATGGTATCGGCAACGACCGCGCAACGGGTCGCCGCGGTGTACGCATGCACGACGGCGATTTGTGAATCAGTCGCGACGTTGCCGATCTCCGTTTATGAGGAGAGCGACGAACGCAGGAAACAAAAGCTCGACGATCATCCGTTGCAGGTGGTTTTGCACGAAAAGCCGAACTCGTTTCAAGATCCGTTTGTTTTCATCGAGACGATGCAAAGTCAAATCCTGGACACGGGCAACGCTTACGCGTGGATCGGCCGGACAAACGGCGGCTGGATCGATCGGCTGATTCCGCTTGAGCCGGATCGGATGCAAGTGAAACTCGAATACAATCGCGGCGAGCAAAAGGTCATTTACATTTACACTGATCCGAACGGCGCGCGCGAGACGTTTCCGGCTGAGCAAGTTTTTCATCTGAAGTATCGGAGCCGAGACGGGATCACGGGCCGGTCGCCGGTACAGACCGCGGCCGGCACGTTCGGTTATTCTCTCGCGCTCCTCGAACACGGCAACCGCGTTTTTGAAAACGGCGCTTTTCTCTCCGGGTTGATCAAAGCGCCGTTTGCGTTCAAAGACGACGAGTCTCGCGAGCGCTTCATGGATTCGTTCAAGAAGTTTTTCGGCGCATCAAACGCGGGCAAGATGGGACTCCTTGAGCAAGGCGTCGACTATGTGCCGTTTCAGATGAACAACAAAGACGCGCAATTTCTCGAAGCGCGCGACGCGTCGATCCTTGACATTTGCCGGATCTACCGGGTGCCGCCGGTCTTTGCACAGTGTACGGATAAGGGTATGAGTTACGCGTCGATCGAGCAGCTCTGTATTATTTGGGTGCAATACACGATCCAACCGTGGATCACTCGATGGGAGCGCGCGATCAAGCGGCAACTTCTCGGCGAGGAGAGCGACGACGGCGTTTTTGTCCGGTTCAACGTCGCGGCGCTTATCCGCGGCGATCTGAAAAGCCGGACCGAGTCGCTCGTACAGCAATTGCAGTACGGGCTCAAGACGATCAACGAGGCGCGAAACTTACTCGACGAGAACGCCGTCGACGACGAGATCGGCGACGAGCTCTTGCTTTCTCATAACCTCATACCGGCGAGTAAAATTATGGAAGATCCGCAGCCGCAGCCGCCGCAGCTCAAGCCGGCGGACGACGACGAGAGCGAGCCGGTAGACGACGACGCGGCGCTTGAGGAGCCGGCCGAGCCGGGCGCTCAAAACGGGCCGCAGAGCGACGATCGCGGGGCGAGCAGTGCAAACGGGCCGGGTCGAAAAGATCTCTTTAACGGCGGCGACGTTTGGCGCTTCCGGCCGCTTTTCGAGACGCTCGTCGGCCGGCTTGTCCGCCGCGAGCTCCGTTTTTACCGCTCCGCAGAGCACAAGCCGGGATTTATTAGGAAAGTACAGGACTTTTGGAAGGAGCATCCCGGGCTTGTCCGCGAGACGCTCGCGCCGGCGGTCGATGCTCTCGGCGCTCCCCGGGACGACGTCGACCGGGCGCTCGTGCTCGACGGCTGGATCGTGAGCTATTACGACCGCCGGACGGCTGAGCTCGTCGCCGACCGTGCGATCGTAAACGACGACTCCCGGGCGCTCGCCGAGGAGCTCCTCGGCCGGCTGATCAACGCAAAACAAAAAGAGGCGGAAAAATGAGTAAACCAAGGGAATTAATTCAGCGCCGGCGCGCTTGCCCGGTCAACTTTGAGGTAATCCGGGCCGAAGCGCTCGACGCAACGAAGATCGCCGGACATGCGGCGGTGTTTGACGTCAAGGCGGATCTCGGTTACGCGACCGAGTCGATCGCGGCCGGCGCGTTCGAGGAGAGCTTGACGCGCGGCGACGATGTGCGGGCGCTCTTTAACCACGATCCGAGCTTGATCTTGGGCCGGACGGCGTCGAAAACGCTTGAGCTTCGCGAGGATAACGTCGGCTTGTTCGCCCGGATCTCTCCGCCGGATACGGCTCTCGGCCGGGACATCGTGACGCTCGTCGAGCGCGGCGACATTTCTCAAATGAGTTTCGGCTTTTACGTTGAAGAGGAAGAGGCGAGATTCGAGAAAAACGAAAAGCCGCATTACACGATCACGCGCGCGCGGCTCTTTGACGTCTCGGCGGTGACTTTCCCGGCTTACGTCGAGACCGATCTCGACGTCGAGCGGGTGCGCGCTTGGCGCTCGGACCGAGACCGGGAGCGCCGGGAGCGAGAGCAAGCGCAAAAAACGGAGCAAGCTCGCGCGGATAAGGCGAAAAGAGATCGGGAAATCGAGCGGCTTAAA